TCAAATGTCCTCACTGCTCATTTCTTCAGCCGTGGGTATGGGAGCAAATTCGTTTTCCTGAAGAAGCCAAAGCTACCGGATCGTGGGATTTAAAATTAGTTTCCGAAGGCACGACTTACCAATGCGTTCATTGCTCTAAAAAATTAGCGGACAATAATGCGGTGAGATTGGAGGCAAATGCTGGCGGTCAATTTGTAGCTGCAAAAACGGCTTCAACAAAAGGACACATCGGTCTGCATTGGAACTCGCTAGCCACAATGTCGTGGGGTGAACTCGGTGTCTTAATGTTGAAGGCAAAAGAAGTCAGCGACACTTATGGCGATGAGGAACCACGCAGAATATTTAAGCAGAAGCGACTTGCCTTAGCCTGGAGCGAAGAAGGTGGCACGATGATTACCACACCAGAAGCCGGTGAATATAAACTCGATGACGATTGGGCAGGCGAAGCAGTAATCAATGCAAGGGGCAAAGTTTTAGACCGTGAGGAAGAAGGCTCGAAAGGTGCTATCCCTTTTCGCACGATGGGAATCGACGTTCAGCGCGGACACTTCTGGGTGGTCGTTCGACGATGGGGAAAGATGGGACACTCACGGCTCAAGGCATTTGCTAAGATTGATACTTGGCAAGGCTTAGAAGAATTTGCAAAACTCCACGGTGTCCACAAGGCAATGGTGTTCGTCGACTCAGGTGATAATACGCAGGAGGTCTACCGCGAATCAACTAAGCGAGGCTGGAAGTGTGCGCGTGGTTCTGGAAATGATGACTTCGCAAGCACCGATAAAAACGGAGTGACTGTCCGCAGATTTTACTCAGAGAAACAACGCATCCTTGTACCAGGCTTACAGAACCGTTGCGAGCTTGTGGTTTGGAGTAACTTAGCCGGCAAAGACTTACTCCACGGCCTACGATCACGTCGCCTGCACACCTACGCCCTCAACGCTACGGCGGACTATATCGAGCAGTTAAACTCGGAAGTACGGGTAAAGGACAAGCGGACAGGTAAGCCAATGTGGATTATGCCACAGGGAAAGAAGGACAATCACGCCTGGGACTGTGAACTCCTTTGCCTGCTCGCAGCTGTGCGGTGGGGTATCGTGGGCCGAGATTCTACTGAAACAAATTTGACAACCGATGAAGCACCAGCAAACTAATCACTGCGGGTTACTTAGCCACTTGTTATTGTCGTTGTTGGGACATCGTCATAGGGGCTGGTGGCTAGGTAAACCGTTCAATTTGACAAAATACGCAAATTAAATGGCATCCGGCATATTCATTGGCTTGAACGAAGACGAACTTTTGGCGATTAAAGCCAAAGCAATTTCTTTGATAACTGCTGGAGTAATAACGACTTCATACTCCGACTCTGGAACATCGCTTGGAAAACAAATCACGATGAACGCAAAAGATATGCTCGCAGAGTCTTTATACGCATTATCAATTTTAGACCCTCAGACCTACGGAAAACGAAACACGGTATTACGCGGTTCATTCCGAAGACAGGATTTTTAATTGATTTATGCCACGCAAGCCAACCGCACCTAAAGTTAAAAAATCTACACCTGCTAAAAAAGCAAATGTAGGTGGTTGGAATATGACCAACTATTCAACTACGCGCGCGCAACTTTACGCACCTGTAGCCCAAGACCAACGCAGAGATTTATCTCCTCGTGACCGCGTCGAGATGATGCGTCGCACTCGTTGGGGTGATCGCAACTCCGGCATGGTTCGTCAAATCTTAGGCGACCTTACACAATATACAATCGGTGACGGAATCCGTCCACAGTCTCACTGCAAGAACGCTAAACTTTACGAGCAGTATTTTCATGATTGGTCTCGCAAATGCGATATTACGAATCGCTTCTCTTTCTCACAAGCACAAGCAATCTTACTCCGCTCCGCAGCTCGTGACGGTGACTCGTTCGCAATCAAAGTACGCAACGCAAGCGGAGACCCTAAACTTCAACTCGTCGAAGCTCACCGCGTAGGCAATCCATTGCCACCTGAGAAAGAGCCGGCAGGAATGCACGACGGTATGCTATTCGGTGCTTATGGTGAATTAACAGGCTTCAATGTTTATCGCTCTGACGGCACGTCTCGCCAAGTCTTAGCGACTGCGATGATGCAGATTGTAGACATGGAATATGCGTCTGGTGCAAGAGGTGTTTCAATCTTAGCTGCATCGTGGAATGACGTCCAGGACGAGATGGAACTCCTCAACTTAGAAAAACAAGGAGCGAAAGCATCTGCTGACATTTCTTTAGTTATCAATAAAGCAGGAGGACAAATTGATGATAACATGGCAACTGAGTTAGGTGCTTATGCTCCATCGAACGGTCTCGGAAATTTAGCGACGCAAATGGGTGGCAAGATTCTTGCACTCGATGTAGGCGAATCCGTTACTAGCCTACAATCAAATCGCCCTTCACCAACTTTTGTAGGATTCTTAAAAGCGATTCAGCAGGACATTAGCAGGGGCATTCTGCCTTACTCATTCGTTACTGACTCTTCGGGCAACACAGGCCCTGGTCTTCGTCTCGATATTGCTAAGGCCGACCGCACTTTCCAAAAGTGGCAGAACTTAATTATTGAACAACTTTGCATTCCATCGTGGGGTTATATTATCGGTGACGCTATTGCGAACGGTGACTTACCCGACGATCCAGAGTGGAACAAGGTTAGCTGGACAACGCCTAAGCGCGTAACTGTTGATGCAGGCCGTGAAGCTGCGAATGACAGAGCCGATATGGAACTCGGGTTAATTTCGATGTCTGAACTTTACGCACAACGTGGTTTAGACTTCCGCAGTGAAATGGCAAAACGAGCTGAGGATATGTCCTTCATCGTCAACCTTGCGAAAGCAACCGGCATTCCTGTTGAGATGCTTTATAAGCCTACCAACATTCAACCTGGTACACTCGCACCTTTAGCGCCTAACGCTTACGTCGACCCTGAAGATGATAACTCTTCGCCCGACGCACTCATCAATCAAAACGAAGACCCTAACACTAACGACTAATTTACAATGAGATTTATTAACAAAGCACTTAATGGTCGTAGCCCTATGCTCATCGACCCAGTAATCGCAAAGCAGTATGCCGTCGACGCTGAGAAGTTTGGCTTCACAGATTTAATTGCACAGGTCTTCGGTGAAATGCCCAAGCCTTACAAGGTCGGCTCTTACGGCATCGTGCCAATCGTCGGACCTATCGGTAAAGGCTTAACTCCTTTTGAGCGCATGACTGGTGCTAGTGATTTAAATTTAGTGTCGTCTCAAATCGACGCATTCCTCGCTGACGCTGAAGTCCAGACTATTGTTTTCCATATCGACTCGCCCGGTGGTGTTGTCGGTGGTGTCGAGGAAGTCGCTCGCAAAATTGCTAACTCATCGAAGCCCACAATCGCTTATACCGATGGCATGATGTGTTCCGCAGCTTATTGGCTCGGCTCGTCTGCTGATCGCGTAATCGCCAGCCCTTCCGCTGATGTCGGTTCAATCGGTGTCTACATGAATTTAATCGATGTGTCACAGGCATACGCTGATATGGGCGTTAAAGCCGTGGTGATTAAATCTTCAGCCACGCCTTATAAAGCTGCTGGCATCGAAGGCACATCATTATCAGCTGAGCAAGTTTCAAACTTCCAAAACGAAGTAGACGCAATTTATAATGATTTCGTAGCGTCTGTTAAAACCAAACGTAAGATGGCTTCAGATGACGCAATGAAAGGTCAGTCAATGTCTGGTAAGATTGCCTCGTCGATGGGTCTCTTAACGGGTCTCAGCGATTCTCTCAGCGACGTTATTAACTAATGGAAGTACCTGACTACGTATCGGACGCAGCTCGACGTGGTCTGGATTGGCATGCAGAGGGTAAATCTGGTGACGGTGTAACCGATCAGACTATCGCTGAGGCTCGAGCAATGGCAGGCGGAAATGTGTCCGAAGATAAACTCCGCAGAATGAACCCGTGGTTTCAACGCCACCGGCCCGATATGGACGCACCTAAAAACAAACCAGACAATGAAGACTTTCCCGGTGCTGGTGCAGTGGCTTGGGCATTATGGGGTGGCCCGACATCAGGCGACATTATGCGTACGGCTAAATGGGCAGAGGCAGAAGTTGAACGCTTAGACCGAGAAAAGGAAGCAACTGCCAATCACAAATTTGACCAATCACGCAATAATATGACAATCGAAGAACAACTCATCAAGGCTATGGCAGACTTAACTTCTGCTTCTGCTGAACGTGACGAACTACGCGCGAACTTAGAAAACGCAGTAGCCAAAGAAGCCTCAGACTTTAAAGCAACTCTCGAACAAAATGCTAGCCTCGTTATCGAGCGTGACGCCCTCGCCAAAGAAAAGGCTGAACTCGTTGCTAAGATTGCTGAACTTCAAACTCAAACTGTATCGGCTTCTGTTGAAGCTGCAAAGATTGCTTCCTCAGTCGGTGTTAACCCTGTCGAACTTTCTCCAAGCGATAAATCTGACGAACCCGTTAAAGCAGTGAATCACCTCGAAGTGTTCCTGGCTATGGAGATGGGTGCAGAACGCTCCGCTTACTTCGCTAAGCACAAGAACGAAATCGTTCGTTCAATCTAATTTTCTCTAACCACTAATTACTAAATAAACTACTATGGCTAATTCCATCGCAACAGCACCATCGATTCTCGCTGAATCCGTGATCGCTTCAATCAAAGGCAAACTCCCTGCCCTCAAGTCCTTCTCCAGCGTGTTCAGCACTCTCGAAGGAACTGCCGGCAAGTCTGTCTTCGTTCCTTTAATCGGAACTTCAACTGCATCAGAATTTGGTGCTTCTGGCTACCTCAGCCAAGATGACGCAACTCTCGCAGGCGTAACTGTAACCCTCAAGCACTTCAAAGTGTCCAGCCGTTTCAGCCCTCTCGACGTTAAGTCCTACGGCGCTCAGTACCTCGTTAACGCTTTCACTCCTACCGCTTCAAACGCTATCGCTGAAGCTTGTATGGCAGAAATCAGCGCTCTGATCACCAACGCTAACTACTCCAGCAATGCAGTAACTGGTGCAGCTCTCTCCTACGCTGAAGTTGTAACCGCTAAAGGTGTACTCGATGCAGCTAAGGCCAGCGACACTCGCGCGTTAATCGTTAACCCAACTTACGCTAACAACCTCTTAACTGACGCTCAAATTGCAGCTGCTTACGCTTTAGGCGCTCAAGTAATTCAGTCCGGTCAAATCGGTCAAATCGGTGGTATGTCAGTTTATCAGTGGTCCTCACTTCCTACCAATAGCGAAAATCTCGCAGGCTTCGCTTGTGGTTCTGACGCTATCGCAGTAGCCTCTGGTCTGCCTCTCGCTGAAATCCCTGGCTTTGAAACCGCATCGGCTATCGACGCTGACACTGGTCTCGGTATTCAGATCCTCATGGGTCAAGAGCAGTCTGGTTACTACAACGTAACTGCCACCTTACTCTTCGGAGCTGCTAAAGGTCGCGCTACTTCCCTCACTCGCCTCTTAACCGCCTAATCTTAGGTCGTTAAAAAACGAGAAAGACCCCCCTCTGAAAAGTCGGGGGTTTTTTGTTGCCTGACACTTTACCCGTCCCCGTCATGAAAACGCCTCTGAGGGCTTCCTAGACACCTTTACGACCCTATGCCGAGATTGACATAGGACGCAATTTATATGGACGCAGACCTTAACGCGATGATGTTAGCCGATGCCCTCGACATTGTGGACGAGATTGGCTTGCCTGTAATCATTAACGGCACGACCTATCAATGTTCCGTGTCGGACGCAGTCCTCACTCAGTCGCTTGAAAGCGGTGGCCTGATGGATCAGATTAGTACCCTTATTAAAATCCCTGCCACGACTAGCAATCTCACTAAGCGCAATACGGACTTCGCAATCGGTAAGACCGCAACCTGGGAAAGTAATGTCTACCGCATCACCGGAACTTCTTGGAAGACTGGATCGGCTTGGATTCAACTCACTGTCCGTGATGTTAACCAGCGATAATGCAATTCGACCCTAAAGGTTTAAATGTAATTATCAACCGCAACCTATTGGAAGGATTGCAAAGAAAATTTGGTGACTTCAAAAAAGAAACGCGTCAGATTGTTGAGGATGTTTTAAAAGA